CGGAGTCTTCAAAGGGGATATCAAACGTGAAATTCATGCCGTCCAGGTCGTACTTATTGCTGCCTATGACGAGAGTAGCGGCCCGAATCCAAAACGCCATGTCAGCTGGTCCTCCTTTCGTGGAGGTACAGCTTCACATCCTTGCCAAAGTTCTTCCACGTCACCTCCGAGATGCTGTCTCCAGTAATGCAGGACGGGATAATGACGGGGATCGGGAACCGCTCGTCCTCGACCACATTGAACAGCGGTCGGCCATAGCGGACAATTTCTCCGAAGGCGAGGACATTTCCATTCACGTCGTATAGGTCGATTGTGAAGAATTTGCCGGTATCGTTATACTTGACAGTAAAGGAGTAGGTTCGGTCTGTCAGTTTCACGGAGAATGAGTACGGCACCCGCGACACGTCAATTGCGATGTACTCCACATCGGAGTTCAGGTCTATCAGCTGCAGAGCCATATCATCCCCCCTTACATAGCCAGCCCATCGTAGGCCCCGGTCTGCCGTGTCAGTGGCGCGGAGCTACTGAGTTGGGTGTACGCTTCCTCGTGCCGCTCCAAGCTGGTGGAACTTACAGATTGCAAGGAAACAGTCATCAGACCAGCGTTGGACGTTTTCGCCAACTGCTGGTCATCAGACTTTCCGTCATCCTGGCTGGTCATGGGCAGTTCACCGTCCATCGGGACGTACTCAGCGGAGCTGATCTGTACCTGCTTCAAAGTCGCAGAGAAGGACGCGCCATTGCTGTTCTTGGACGTGCGGTCGAACTTCAGGCTCGTGAAGACGAGGTTGCTCATCCGGGTCACACCAATGTAGGTGATGATGTCACGAGAGGCTCGCATGGCTTTCAGGGCGTTTATCGCGCTGTTGCCACCGATGATTACACCGGAGATGCTGAGGGTGCCCGAGGCGTTGTTCACATGGTCGTTGATCTCGGCCCCGTTCTCAATCGGGTTGGAGGTGACGGTGCTACTGTAGCTTTCGCTCTCCTTCTCGACGGTCCCGTTCCTCAGAGACTCAAAGCGGACTGTGCCGCCCTTTCTGCTGGTGAGTATATAGGCCATGCCGTCACCTCCAATCAAAATGCGTACTGGTTCTTCAGGGCTGCTCTCTGGAGCATTTCCTCCTGGAACTCGTCGAACAGCTCTTTCATCTTGGCTTCAAATTCTGCTCTCAGCTCTTCCTTGAGCTGCTCAATGGCCTCGCTGTCTGCGTTGCCCTCAATCGTAATCGTGATGGGGACAGTTGGGGCGAAGGTAAAGCCACCAGCTCCCCCGCCGTTTCCAGTAACGCCGGCACTATCAGGATCGGGGTCACCGCCACCGCCGTTTCCGCCAACGTACTCAGGGTAGTCACCATCGTTGTCATTCGCGCCATCGTACTTTTCGTAGCCGCGGGGGTCGAACTCATCCAACAGCGGATTCACGCTGTAGTAGACATCGGAGACAGACGGGGTGGTGATGTCCTCTATAATGGGGCTGACCTTGTAAACAGCGTCCTCAACCGCGTTGCCGATACCCTCGACCCCTTCGACGTTCGGGTACACGCCATAGGTCATATCAGACAGGCCGTTCGGCTCGGGAACGTCAATTTCAGGCCCGTCGAGGTTCATCGGGACAGCTCCAATGATGTCTTTAGTGACACCCTCCATGCTGTCGGTGAAGCCGTTGCCGAGGCCCAGAGCCATGTTGTCACCGATTTCAGCGAACACCGTGGACGGGCTGTGGATGCCCAGGAAGTCCTTGATGCCGCCCACAACGTCGCTTGCGAAGCCCTTGACCTTATCGCCTACCCAGCTCGCCATCGACGAGATGCCGCTCCACAGGCCCTCTACGATGTTCTTGCCGACATCTATCACCATACCGGGGATTTCACCGAGCGCACCAAGGATAGCAGCGCCGATTGCCGGGAGCTGTGCTACAAGCTGGGGTATCGCCGAGATGATGCCAGCCCCAAATTCCAAGAGCAGCGTCACGCCGGTCGATACGATTTCTGGGAAATTCTCTGTCAGCGTTCCAACGATGCCGGTGATGATTGCGGGTATCTGCGCTATCAGCTCTGGCAGGGCGCTAATGATGCCGGTCGCCAGCGAGGTGAGTATCTGGATGCCCTGCTCCAGGATCGTGGGCAGGTTCTCGGTCACGAACTCGCAGATGGACGAAATGAGCTCCGGCAGCATCTCAACCAGCAGAGGAATTGCACCAATCAGCCCATCCGCCAGTGAGGTCAGGATAGTCGCGCCTTGCTCCAGGATGGTTGGCAGGCTATCTGTCAGGAAGCTGAGTATCTGGTCGATCAGCACGGGCAGTTGCCCGATGAGTACCGGGATCGCCCCGACAATGCCGTCTGCCAGGCCGCCTATGAGCTGCATTCCTACATCGATCACAAGCGGCAGATTCTCTATCAACTCCCCGGCTATGAGCATCACCGTCTCGACTACAGACGGTATCAATGTGGGGAGCATCCCGCCAAGGCCGGACGCCAGCGACGCTATAATCTGCATCCCCGCCCCCGCCAGCACGGGCAGGCTGTCAAGGATGCCGTCGGCCAGCAGGGTCACTATCTGAATCGCCGTATCGATAATCAGCGGCGTGTTGTCCAGCAGCCCCTGGCCAAGAGCGCCGAGCAACTGCATCCCCGCATCAATCGCGGTGGGCAGCATCCCGACGATCATGCCAAGACCATCACTCAAGATACCGCCAAGGGCGCCCATCGCCCCGGTCAGGCCGCCCTCCTGGAAAGCCTCAGAGAGCTTCGTGACCGATTCGGTGCCGAACTGGGTAAACTGCCGCAGGGATGGTGTCAGCTCATCGGAAATAGCAATTTGAGCGCCCTCTAAGGCGCTCTTGAACAGTGTTATATCACCAGCCAGATTATCAAGCTGGGTGTCTGCCATGGCCTGAGCCGCGCCAGTCGTATTGTCGAACGCGACTTGTAGGTCTTCCAGGTTCCCGCCGAGGGCTCCGATAATGTCCGCCTGGGACACGCCAGCGTCTGCGGCCTCCAGCAGTGCATCTGCGAACTGCTCCGCATTTCCGCCGGATGTTTTGAGGATGTCGGAGAAGGCTTTCTCGCTTATCCCCAACTTGCCAAGGTTGCCTTGCATGGCGGTGAGGTCAAGCCCCACATCAGACAGCGATTCGGACAGGCTGCCCATATTGACCCATGCGCCGTCAATGGCCATGCCCAGCTCCTCGAAGCGTTCCGCGCTGGTGCCAAGCATGGCGTTTACGGATTTCAGATCAACCTTGTTGAAAATTTCGTTGAGCGCCTGGGTCTGCTCCTCCTGCGTCAGCGAGGACAGAGCGCCTTGCAGATCACCGAAGGTCTCATTCAGCGGACGCATATTGCCTTCCGCATCGAACGCATCAACGCCGAGGTCTGCCAGTGCTTTGGCAGCCTTATCCGTAGGAGCAGACAGGGACAGGATCATGTTGCGGAGGGCTGTGCCGCCTTCAGCACCCTTGATGCCATTGTCCGCCAGGACGCCGAGCATCGCGCTCAGTTCAGTGGTGCCGCCGGCGAGGTTCTTCGCCGTGCCGCCTACCGTGAGGATCGCGTCGCCAAGCTGCTGGACACTGGTATTGGACTTGGAGCTTGCCGCCGCCATCTTGTCCACTAGATCAGAGGTCTCGCTCAGCGACAGCCCCAGGGCCGATTGAGCATCCGTCACCATGTCGGATGCCGATGCCAATTCTATTCCGCCCGCTGCCGCAAGGTTTAGTACATTTGGCAGCATGGTCATGGAGGTTTCGGCATCATAGCCCGCCAGCGCCATGTAATTTAGAGCGTCAGCGGCCTCCGTTGCGGAGAAGGCGGTACTCGCGCCCATCTCCTGAGCGAACTCGCGGAGCTGGGAGAAATTCTGGCTGGCCTCGGAAGTGGCATCGTTCAACTCTGCCACAGAGTAACCCATCGTTGCGGCCACCTGGGACATAGAGCTGTCAAACTCCATGCCGGTGTTCACCGAGGCAGCGGCGAAGCCACCTATGGCTACGGTCGCTGCGGTGACGGCTGCAACAGCGGCTTTTCCGAAGCCGCCCAGAATGTCTCTAAACTTCTCAAACTTACTGCCGGACGTTTCTGCCGCATTGCCCAGGTCTTCGACCTCTGGTCGGGCGTCACCGGCAGCATCGCCTACATCGTCCGCCGCATCTGCGGCATCGTTTGCTCCACGGACAAAATCGGTAAAACGGCTCTTGGCATGGTCTATCGCCCCGCCGAGGCCGTTCTTGATGGTTTCTATTGGATGGGTAAAGCCCTCTTTGATGCTTTTTGCCCCGGAAACAACACTTTCTTTAACGTCGCCCATCTTGGTAACGACGTTGTCCTTGAAGTCAGTTACCTGCTCACCGATATGAGTAATAGCCCCGCCTACTCCAGACCGAAGGGACGAGGAAAAGCTGTTTCCGCTATCTATCCCAGCGAGGAACGACTTTCGGAAGGCTGCCCCGATACCACCCGCGTCATCTTCCAGGTCTCCGATGTCATCTGTCAGGTCTCGGACGTTGCGTCTGGCTTGGTCTGTATCAACATCAATGTCGATGTCGGGCGGGTCATGGCCGAGGTTGGTTACGCGGTCCTCCAGGTCATGCAAATCGGTCTGGGCCTGCTCCGTATCAACATCAATGTCGATGTCTGCGGAGCGTTCTCCCAGGTTGCCAATTTGACCAGTCAGGTCCCGAACGTTCTCCTCGGCAGATTCGGTATCTGCATCGACAACGAGGTCTGTACTGCCAGAGTCAGACTGGAGGCGTCCGATTTCATCAGTCAGGTCCCGGATGCCATCGGACGCCTGCCCAGTATCGGCGATGATGTCAACACTACCAGTGGCCTCAGCTCGTAGCGTCCCGAGCAACCCCATGAGGTGCTGAATGTCTTCCTCCGCCTGCGTGATAACAGTGCTTATGGTTATGCCAAACGATAAACTGCGGGCCTCTTCCACGGGTCATCACCCCTTCTTCATCCGTCTTTATCTGGTCTCTTGTTCCACACGTCCTGCCAAAGGATTCTGGCCTGCTCCGCCTCGGCAAACTCATATAGGTCCATATTGCTGAGTTCGGTGTAGCTGATACCGCCATTGGCGAACGTCATACGCCAGAATCGCTCGTTACGTCGCGCTCTCCTTTTTGCTTCCGCCGGGTTTCTCTCGCTCCGTAAGAAAGGTCTCGATCTCACGCACCAGCTCGGCAGGGGTGGCGATGTCATCCTGGTCGTCAAAGAACTTGAGGCCACCATTGGCGACCTCAAGAGGGGCGACGACACAGCCCTTGATGAGCGCATCGGTGTACTTCGCCGTGTTCTTCCGGCCGCTGGCGGGACGAATATACAGATCGGTCAGGTTGGTGTACCAGGAATACGAGGCGCTCTGGAGTGTGTACTCAGTACCCTCGATGTTGATAACTTTCTGTCGTGCCATAGTAAAGCCTCCCATATAATTCTGATTACGGGATCGGAACGGTATCGCGTTCCGGCCCCGCTTGTTGTGTCTGTGGCTACTGCTGCGCTTCCCCGGCTTCATACAAGAACAAAGGTTCTGGCTTAATCGTTAAGCTCAAGCCGTGGGATGATGAACACAAACTGCACGTCCGCCGCATCCTTACCGCGCCCGCGGTCAGGCAGCTTCTGCACCCGGCAGTTCATGGCGAAGATGTTTCTGCCGTCGTCGTTGGAATCGTTCAACGCGAGGCTCCCCCGAACCTTCCGCTCCGCGCAGCTTTCGAGATACCGGAGATCCGGGGACTGCTGCTGAATCGTGATGGTGAGCGTGGCGGACTTATCCGCATTCTCAACATAGGTGCCGTGATTGTGCTCATACAGAGCATGTCGTGGACTGGCTCCGAGCACATGCGCGTTCGCCGCGGCGAGTTTTACGAGCTGCTGCTCGTCACGCTTTTCGGCATGT